ACCCATAGCCTTACACCAGTATTTCCAAAGTATATTCATTTTATACTACCTATCATAACTAATATAGCAACATAAAAGAAAGCAAACACAAATACTGGTGCTGCATTAGATATTTGTTTATCACTCTTTGGTTCTGGTTTTGTATAGTTGTTACCCATGTAATCTCTATCCCAAGCATCTCGTCTTGTATCTTTCTTAGTAATCATCTAAAAGATTCTCCTACAAACCATGCAACAAGAGAGTATCGTGTACCAGATGTTACAGGCTTGACTCTGTGTTGCATATATGATGGAAACACGACTATTGTACCAAGTTTATCTTCTATAGGATTTGGATTATTCATAAATTCTAGTTGTCCACCCTCAAAGTTATCATTAAGTATTATACTCATAGATAATTTTCTTGTCTTATTATGTAATAGTTCTTCATTTGGTCTATGATACCTTGTATATCCATCACCATCATAGTGATAATTCTGATATCCGTTTGTATCGTATTTTGTAATCTGTAATGCTTCAGAGGCATCTATTTGAAAATTCCAATTAGAGTATTCATTTGCTTTATGCATATATTCAAATACTATGTCATATATCCATTGTTCATTTGTAAAATGTGTCCAAGCAACTCTATGATTTTTGTAATTTTTCTCATCTAGTATTGCACCTCTTGTCCACTTGTTTTCTGCAATGTCAATAATTTTTTTACAATACTCTGGTCTTAATTCTTCTGCAAATTTCCAATAGTCAAATTTTATATAACTCATATCAGTCCATCTCATTCACATTAAGTTTATCTTTCTTGATAAGCGCAAGAGCAGCGTTTACAACTCTTTCTGGATACTTGATATCATACCCAGTTCCAGCTTTGAGTGAATCAAGATTGAGTAGAGGTTTATGCCAATGTGTGATGTCATTCCAATTTGTTATGAGGTCTTGACATATCTGGTCATACTCTGCATCTTCTATAAGAGATTCATTCTCTTGATAATATGCATACGAAAACATCAGATAGTATGGTACTAACATATTTTTATTGGTCAAGTATGGTTTTATCACTAGGTCTACCTCGCATCATTGTTCGCATATTTCTCATATCATCATTATAACTTATAGTAACATAGATCAGTCCACAAATCAAGTAAAATTTAATAAAAAATGAAATCATTCTTCCATACCATATCCAAACATTTCTGCAACACCAAATACTTCTAATATGAAAAAACTCATAATCAGTAATAGTATACTCCATACAATGAGTTTACCAGAGAAGTTAGTTGCAGCCATTTTGATTGCAATCAGTTCATTACCCAGAAATCGTAATGCAAGTTCAAACTCATTATGTTCGTTCTTTACTACAAGTCCGTTTTTCTTTTCTTCAGACATTTTGTTCTCCTTTATCGCCATGGAGTTCCTAAGAACCATAACACAATAGAATATCGTGTTCCCCTTGTAACTGGTTTTACTCTGTGTTGCATGAAACTAGGAAAAAATATTATTGTTCCTTGTGTTGCTTTTAAGTCATATCCATTTACAAATTCTAATTCACCACCCTCAAAGTCTGAATTAAGTGTACAAGTCATAGATATCTTACGAGTTTTGTTATGTAGATATTCGTTGTCTGGACAGTCATGTGTTGTTGACCATGTTCCTATGCTATCCATATGAAAATCATAGTGGTCGTTATAATTATACTTTGATATCTGACAAGCCTCAGCAGATGTAATATCAAAATTCCAATCAGCGTTTTTGTTTGCATCTATCATATAAGGGAAAAACAAATCATAGATATAACTCTGACTTGTAAAGAATGTTTTTCCTTTACGAATGTCTGTATTTTGTTTTTCTGTGTCTGTTTCAGCAGTATTCCAATTGTCTTCTGCAAGTTCTATCATTGCTTTACAAAGTTTTGGATTAACCTCATTTTCCCAACGCCAATATTCAATATGCCTACTCATATTTAAGATGCCAAATCCACGATTTTTTTAGGTTTTTTAGGAAAACTATTTTCTCCATTACTTCCTAAAAAGTATCCTAAATTAAATGCAATAGAACGTCTTTCGCCATCTCCAATAAATGGATATACTGTGTGTAATAGATTACTTGGAAACATCAGTAGTTGACCCACTTGTGGTTTAATTAAAAATTGTCCAGCCTGTAACATACCGCTGTCAATAGAGTTATTTACAAACTCTATACAACCATCTATATCTCTTTTGCCAGGTAAGTTTCTAGGTTTTGTTTTTGGCATCTTTAAGTATAACACAGCACTTATATCACACTTCGTATGATAATGAATAGGATTATACTCATTCTCATATTGAGAAACACACCATGCATTTGTGACATAAGTTGTTATCTTATGTTCTGGTAACTCTGAATTAAACACAAAGTGATTATTTCTTGATAACTCTGTGCGAACAAACTCTTTACCAATCTCTTCAAATATACTTAGAAAATTATTTTCTTCAAGTTCAGCAAAATCTAGTCGTGGTTCTGATTTAATAATACCAGCAAGATGACCATCCATATTATCTCTATGTGAGTTGTCATCTGTCATTTCTATAAGTTTATTAATGTGTTGTTTCGGTAACATCACATTTAGTATCATAGGCCCAAATGGTCTTAGTACGTCAGATTGTATCTCTACTGTATTCATACTTTAAATCCTTTCATTAAAATTATAATTAACAACTATTCTTTTATCAGTATCAATGGGATTTGAGCCTGTATGTAATATTGAACCATCAAAGACTACAAATCTTCCCTTCTTTGGTTTTACTTTAACTTTAATAGAGTAATCTTCATTAAATAAAATTGTATCCCCATCGCTTTCATTTACATAATATATCGCCACATAGTGTTTTTTTACATCATTATCTATATGAGGTGTAGTGTGATTATCAAGTGTATTATTAGAACAATTCATTTGTAAATTTGCTTTAATTCTAAAAACTTCTAAATCCATTCTTTGAAAATGTGTCATCAATGGATTGAATAAATTAAAAGCATATTGATAGAAATCTGAATTTATTTCTCCTATATCATTTACAAGATGATAAAAAATGTGAGTAAGTTGTGGTGATTCAATTATATTTGGAAAATTATTTTTGTATTTTTCAAAAGTATTGTTATCAACTGATGTATTTAGTAAAAACCATGCAAAGTCATTACTAGTAACTAGTCTTTCAAAGTTATCTTGTTCCTCTTCATTGACAAGGCCATCTAATATTTCATAACCACATTCTTTAATCATGTTTTAAAACCTTTTGTAGATATAGTTTTACCGAAAGATGTAGTATCAAATACTGGTTCTTGATTACTGTCTACCAAATCATCTTGTTCTTTGTTTTCTACATCATATAGTTTCATTTTACTTCTGTCTATACCCACAACAAATCTTTTGTTTACTGTAGGGTCATTATATCTGTTCTTCAACTGTTTCACAACAATTTGATTTAACGCTTCAAGTTCCTCATTAGAGATGATTGCAAACATGAAGTCAGCAGTCGCTGGCAACCCAAATGATTCAGATGTGTCCTCAAGGCCGAGGTCTGACGAGGTGAATCCACTTCTCGTTGTCTGTGTTGCCGACATAATTGGAACATTACATTCAACGGCAAGTCCTCGTAGTTCTTCTGCAATAGATTTGATATAAGTGTACGAATTAACATTTGTTGCTCCTTTCAATCTAGAAGATGCACAAATATTTAGATAGTCAACAAATATCATGTCTGGTTTAAAGGATTTCTTGATTGCAAGTTCCTTAATCAATCCACGAAAGTGTGCAGAGTGTGCTGTTGCAGTAGGATATTCTTTTACTATAAGTGTACCATTAGTCTTTGCATTTATCTTTGCAATCTTATCGTCAAACATCTTCTTAGGTAAGTCATGTAAGTCTTCCATAGAGATGTTCATAAGATTTGCATCTATACGTTCTGCGATACGTTCCTCTGCCATCTCCAAAGTAATATACAATACATTCTTACCTTGAGATAATATAGATGCAGCCATATGACACATGAATAATGATTTACCAACACCAGTTCCAGCAAGACAGATATTCAATGTCTTTTGTGGTAATCCACCTTTGGTTATCTTGTTAAAAAACTCCAAATCAAATGGAATACGTTCTTCTACTCTATGATAGAAATCAAATCGTTTTTCTGCATCATTAAAATAATCATGTCCTACTGCATTGTCAAAACAAACAGCAAGTGCATCAGTAAGAATACTTGGTATTGCATCAGCACTACGTTTCTTATCTTTACCATCAATGATAGATATACCATCTACGATTGCATTGTATATAGCTTTGTCTTTACAGAACTTCTCTGTAGTATCTACTAACCATTCCATGTCAACATCTGTAGAATCTAGTGTCTGAATTATTTCCACAATTTTCTTGTGTTCTATATCTGTTAAGTCTTTTCTAGTTTCTACTTCTATCTCTAGTGATATCTTTGTCGGTATACGTTTATATTTGTCAACAAAATTTGTTATCTCCTCAAAGACAACTCGTTCTTCTTTTACGTCAAAGTAATCAGGCTTAATAAAAGGTAATACCTTTCTACAGTATTCTTCATTAGATACTAGATTACTGAGCGTTGTTCGTTCTATTGTTTGATTCAAGTGTTCCATCCTCTGATTGTGCAATTATGATGTGTAATAACACATCTCCTACTAATTTTTCAAATTCATCATTGAAATTACCTTTTGGTATTCCATTAGTTTCTAATATATCATATTCAAACTTAAAAGGCAAGTCTTTTCTTCTATCTAACTCTTTTTCATCCATGATTTCTTCTGGAAAAGTTACTTTCCCATATTTGTATACCACTCCATGATAATCAGTTTCAGATGTAAGACCTATGCAAGTTTGGTCTGGATGTGCATTACTATTTAAAAACACAAATTTCTTTGTGATTGGGTCTGCTAAAATTTGGTCTTTTGTTGGTAAATTAGACATAATGTAAATAACTCCCTATTATGTATTTTGGTTTATCTATTGGTTTTTCTCCAGCATGAAGCCAAGGCCACATAGGTGGAAACATAAGTAATGAACCTTTCTTACATTCACTACCAAGTTCTAAGAATGGAAATGATGTCTGTCCAGCGTCATTGTTATCTAAGTATAAAAAGAACACTAAAAATCTTCTTGCAGTTTCGTAGTCTGTTACGTCAACATGAGGACTAAAAAATTCTTTACCATTTGGTAGATATCTTTTCATTCGTATAGATTCAAATCCATGTTTCAATGGCCATTGGTTCTCTATAACATTACAATCTTCTCTATACTTTCTAAGATACATTTGGAAAATATCCATCATATACTTGACATCATCTTTCCATAGGTCATGTTCCATGACATGGATTTGATTAAATGACATCTGAAAGTTTCTATCTGGATTCTTTCTATCTTGTTTTAACCATTGTTCTGGATTATTCTCAAACTGCTCTATCATCTTATCACAGAATACATCTGGTACTGCATTTTGGTATATTCTTATATAATTTTCATTCATTTCCAATCATCCCACATTATATTACCAGCGACCATGATTCTCTCATGTTCACATTTTTGTTCTGGTACTTCGTGATTTACCCAGCCTGGAAATAGTATAAGTTGTCCAACCTCTGGATATATTTTATTATCACCTACTACAGTAGGAAACACAAGTGGAGAGCAATTCTTACAACCACTTACACAGTAAGTATATGACCATAGTGAAGGCCAATGTTGATGCACTCCAGTAACATCTCCTTTGTTATATATCAAACCCCAAGACTCTGATACTCTTAAATCATAGTCTTTAGGATTACCATTCTCATCACACTCATTAGTATAGTATCGTTTTGCAACTGATATTGCACCTTGTCCAAGTAATGCAAAAGAGTCACTTGTTTCTTGCATATCCCAACGAGTGCGATAACACTTTGCAGTAGTTAGTTTACTACCATAACCAGCATCACGAATATCTTTTTCTAGATGTTGGTTTAGTAGTTCACCATCAGTAATTGTTTCCGTAACAATTATTGTTTCTTGTTTAACTAACATTAACCCTCGGCTTGTTTATCAAGACGTTCTTTTTCTCTTTTATCTTTATCATATCTTGCAACAAGAACAGACTCAAGTCTTACTATTCTATTCTTTACTGACTTGTTTCTTGCACCCTTGATTGATATCCAATGGTTTCTTTCATCAAGT